TGACAGCATTTTGACAGCATTTTGACAGCATTTTGACAGCATTTTGAACACGACCGCCTACACAGCGAATAAGGGTGCACATTCAGATTCAACGCGATCATACTGATAAGTTTCAGTACATAGAATTTTATTCAATCTCATGATTTTGCTAATAAATGTTTTCTTCTTATCGTTGTCAATATCGACGTCGATCACTTTCTCTATCATCTGAGACAATATCGTGGAGAGTTTCGATATTTTCTTTTTTAGTCCGTTTTTATCTAGGGGGTGCCATTTTTTCGATTTATATATCTTCCATTCTTTTGTATTTGTCACATATATGATATCATTCAGAAAGATATCCCGCAAGGTATGCGCAATCAATCTGGGAGTATTTAAATCTTTATTGAAATTGTCCAGTATGTTCTCGTAAATATCTTCTATTAACAAATTAGACATTAGTAGTTAATGTTACAACACATTATATTGTAAAGTTATGTTTTGAATATTTGTTCGCGCTTATTATACTTTAAAAAACATATTTAAAAGATTAAATCATAGATAAATTGCAATAATGGATAAGGAATATTTGAATTTGATCGAACAGCTTCTCAAAGACGATGCTCTATCTAGTCCAGAAAGTAAGTTAAGAAGATACGCGTCGATGCCCAATTTCAACGAGTTATTGAAAACTCATCCAATGCTATTTGTCTATTGCTGTGCATCAAATGGACATATAGACGAATGCATTCGTTTACTTGCCACGATAAGCGAATTTTACAATTTCGAATCGCCGAAAGTGTCATCTGACGATATTCATGAACTTGTGACATTTGTCATCGATAAAAGTCAAACCAGTTCTATATTGAAAGTTATATTCGATGCAGAGATCAAGTACTTAACAACGATTAAAGCTGTTCCAGTTCTGTTCTTTAAGGTAACCGTTGATAAAGATTCATTCGATATCGACCAATTAAACAAGATGTTGAACGTCCGGAACCGCATGGAGTCGGATGATTTGAGCTTGCACGATGCTTCGGTAAGTGTTGGATCTATATTGGTAGATAAATATGTGAAGCCACACTTGAATTAAAGTAATACTCTTTTTTATGTCAGTATAATGTAAACTTCGGTTCCGTTATGAAGACCGATGTGTGGGGAAAACATCTGTGGTATTCCATACATCTGATTGCTTTAGCGTATCCAGAAAAGCCAACGAACGAAGAGAAGCGGCATTATCAGGCATTCTTCGAAAACCTTCACGAAGTGTTACCTTGTTACAAGTGCTCGATCAACTATTTAAAGCACTTGAACGAAATTCCTATAACTACGAAAGTATTGTCGAATACAGACAATCTATTTCGCTGGACGGTTGATATCCATAATCTGGTAAATGTTGAATTGGGAAAGGAGCAGTGGAAATACGATGAAGCAATTGAGTATTATCGCAACTTCGATAGCACAAAACACGCGTCAAATAAAAATGTTGTGAAATTCAATACTACTATACTGTTTCTACTTACCATTATACTTACATTACTCTTCTTGTTTTTGAGTGACAGGGCAAAGTTAAAAAAATAAAAACTTATTTTTTGAATTTACAATATAGGCCTTCTAAAAGTCATCATCAGATTCACTTACCGGGGTATTGAGTAAGTCCATCCGACTAAGCGTCATCTTCAGGATCATCTTCAACAGCAGTGCCAAGAACTTTCTGGACGCTCTTTATAAACTCAGCCTGCATAGCCTTGGAGCGCTCTGTGAACGATGCAGACTCCATGTGCTCCTTGACGAACTTGTGCTGCTTGTCCTTGTCCATTTCAAGGAAATCGTCAGACTCGATGTACATCTTCTTGAGTCGGTGCTTGCCGCTCAGGTCATCGAGCGTTTCTTTAATTGTCCGGTGAAAATCACCTCTGCCCCGCTTCTCTTGCGGCTTCTTTCCCTTCTTTTCCTCCCTTGAATACAATTTGCAGAGAAACTGCCAGAACTTGTTCCCCCCCTTACGGGATCCGGGGTTCTTGCTGACCTTGCCGCCCTTGACTTTCAGCATAGCCGGGTCGAACGGGCGTAACGGGGTCTTCGAACTTTTCATGACGGCGGACGCCGTGACCGCGTTGGCCAAGAAGGCATGCTTGGCCGCCATTCGTAGCTCGGGGGACTTATTGAGCGCATCCGCGACACTTTGTATCTCTTTGCGGTACTCGGCCTTAAGCTTCTTCAACGCCTTCAGATTGAACAACTGCTTGTTTTGTCCCGAATCCGGCGGTGAAATAAGGTCCTTGTCATTGGCGCGCGTTGCGAGGGTGGTTGTCATCTTAAGACGGGGTTGGACTGGGGATGGTGTTAGGGTTTTGGTGACGCGTGCGCGTAATATACTGAAAGTATCTTTTCTGGATCGAAGGTAATACTTCGTATATCCAATAGTATCATCATAATTTTGCAAAAATCTGAAAATGGCTCATATTTGAAAAAAAGGTCTGTGAATACCATAATGAACACGGATCGAAATATCCAGCGCCGCCACAATAAATATCCCACGCATCCACCGGCCTCGACTTGTATAAGTTAGTTCATCGAGCGGTCCGTGTTGAACCCCTAGATAGTAAATACTGCTTGTTTTGCATCATGCTGCTTTCCAGCAGTCACCTACCAATTAGCCATGATCTTGCAAAGCACCCCACCTTCCAGCCGGAAGACCTAGGGCGGGGGCTAAGGGATTTGAATTTTAGAAAGAATTGTTCATATTTGAAAAGAGGTTGTCGAGGTAATTTTTTGAAGAACTTGCGATTTTTTTGATTCTGCCGAAATTATGATGATATTTTGAATTCCATGATAGACACAAATAAAAATATCCAGCGCCGCCACAATACCACACGCATCCGCACCTGTAAAATGACGGACGTCGCCAACATCTCAGGCCTCAACTTGGATCAGTTCATCACAGAGTCCGAGTCTAACCCTAAAATCACGAACAATTTTGTGCATTATGCTGCGTTCCAATCGACGGTGGCCATGTACAAACTAGCCGAGGCGTTTGAACAACACTTACATCCCGACGGAAGACCTAAGGGGAACCAAGGCAGAAAGAAGCGCGACCCGTCGCAATCCTGCAACGTCTTCATCGAGTTCTACACGCCGCAGCAGCACGCGATTCGCACGCGTGTCAAGGGAGACAATGATAAGTCTCACGAGTACTTCAAGTATGCCAAACCTATCGCCAAGGATGGCGCGGCTTTCGTCAACCTTATTGCCGATAAGTACAAAAAAGACAAGGCGAAGATCTCCGCTGAATATCTCAAATCTGAAGTATTCAACAAGAAGCCGGCCTCGGTGAAGAACAAATTCATTTTAAAGATGAGGGGGGAGTATCCGACTTTCAAGGATTTCAAGAAGATCGATCTCTTCGACGAAGACGAACCCGAGGACGAACTCGAGGAAGAACTCGAGGAGGAAGAGGAGGAGGGCGCCGTGGAGGAAGAGGAGGAGGGCGCCGTCGAGGATGTTCCCAAGGAAGAGCAACAGCAACAGCAGCCCGCCGTGCGTGCCAAGAAGGGCAAGCGCAAGACGCCGGCTTCGACCGGTCAACGCGGAGCGCAGTCTCCTAAGACTGCTAGGCTTTCTTCGGGCCGCGGCAGGCCGACTGGTTTGGTCAAGAAGTCCACCCCCCAGAAGAAGGCACCCTCCAAGGCCGACGAAGAGACTGACGCTGAAGGTGACTCTGATTCAGATGCGTCCCTTCCTGCATATGATGAGGTGTGAAGATGACGATGACGCTTCGTCAGATGGACTTCCTGATACCCCGTTACGTGAATCTGGTGACTTCTCCAGTTGCCGTCCGATGTATATAGTTTTCAAGACCGTTGCGGCGCACCAGCCGTTGAAATGTGATTTCCTACATGAACTTACTTAAAATTGTATTCACTTTCGTCATGTTTAAATTCATCGCTATAATCAAAAGTAGATACATCGTCAGATATACTATGAAAAAAAGCTTGAACGAATCTATGTAAAGTTGTTTAATATTCCCTCTGTATTTCTTTTTTGTCTTTTGCAGCTCTGGGTTGATTATGAAGAAATTGGGTATCGTTATAGCGAAAGTAATCAGGAACATGAATAACGATATGATTATTGGTTTATAGTTTTCAAATTCTGGTCCGAACATACTATAATGGTTCGGAAACAACTTTACCTGTATGTAATGCAATGATACGATTAATATTCCAAAAAATGCAAATAATCCAACAACGATACCAAAGTATATCCCCCCCAGTTTTGCCCCTTGCTTTTTATTTTGTCTGAAGTACTTCTTATTTATGAGCTTTGAGAAATTCTTGATATAATCATATAGGAATACATTCAAATATAAACTGAGTAATATTCCGTCGCGAAGAGCCTGTGGTGACGTTTTTTCCTGGTCAAATTTGAAAGTAAGATACCATATTATAAATATTGATATTATTGCAACTCCAAAGGTCTCTTTTATATGCTTCCTTGTATATTCTTTCTTCAATTTGTTGGCTTTCTTCTTACCGACGTTTGAGGAAAAATACAAGATCAGTCGCAGAAAAGCATTAAACATCAATATCCAAATTATAGGATTGAACTTTCTGAATACTTCGACACCATCCATGTATTGTCTTCCATCCTCCATTTTATTCATTGCTCTCTTTCCAGCCGCAGCTGCGGCTGTTTTTGCAGCTTTCGCCTTCGACGATGCCATAACCGATGCGGCCTTGGCATTGCTCGAAGCTGCAACAGAAGCCGATTTCGCAGCGGAAGTCGCTTTAGCTGCCATCGAACTCGAGCTCTTTTTGGCTGCTTCAGTAAGAGACTTGGCCTTGGTACCAGCCTTCGCAGCAGCTTTACTCAAAGATTTCAACATTGCATTAACTATTCGTGATATATTTTTTGCGCGTCAACAAATCTATAAAAAATTTCATTCATATTTCAATGGCACTCTTCTTTGATAAAACTGTTGATTTGTTACACAGTCCGTCGATTGAACTTGGTGAAAATGTTCTACATGATTCTGAATACATCGAGTCGTTTTCGGCTTCGTCCAGTATTCTTCAAGATGTGAAAGCTCATTGCATTTTCGATGAATCGAGTGTTTTCGTCAAGGATATATTACAAAATTTTACAAATGATAAAATTATTCTGTGTTCAAGGCAACAGTTCTTTTCAAACATGGACAGTGATCACATATATTCATCGCTTCAACAAGTACGAGGTTTAATCGAGTCTGCGAAATGGTTTTTATCGAACAGGGAAGACGAGATCCAAGATTTACTCAAATGCGTCTTCTTCAGATGGAATGTCTTCCGCAAAATGAACGAATTAGAGCTCCCTTTACACTTGAAACAATTGTATTCTATCTACATTTCGCCAACTATTGGGCTACTCTCTCCCGTGATATATTTTGCGTTGCCGCTAATAATAATGCGAATGAAATACGGTATTAAGATCCCAGTCAAATATTATACTCAAACTCTGTACACCTTGTCCACCGCTAGCATCTATCAAAGTGAAAGCAGGGGTCTGAGAAACATGACACTGCTGTCCTATGGGTCATCGGCGTTCTTTTACGGACAAGGCTGCTATAATGCTTTCACAACCTCAAAAAGCACAAGTGACATTTGTAAATTACTAGTCAAGCACACGAAAAATATATTCAATCTATTCGATATTTCAAATGAACTCGTCGAAATACTCGGATCAAACCAGTATTATCGACTCAATAAAATTGATACCGATCAGTTTCCATATTTCACAGGTAAGTATCTGAAAAACTTTTTGGAATTGGATACAGACGACAAGATTAATATTCACCGCGCATTGAACGTTGTGCACATAGCGGACGCGTTCCAGGCCATCAACAAGTTCATTCGCAGCAATAATCTGTGCAAAGCTTCTTTCGACTTCGATTTCAAGATACCGCGTTACAGGTTTGTGAATATGTGGCACGTATCTTTGGATTCGAGTAAGGTCATAAAGAACACCATCTCCAATTCAAACAAAAAACGAAACTGTATCATTACAGGGGCTAACGCGACTGGGAAAACGACTTTTATTAAGTCCGCATTAGTAAACGTATTACTGTCTCAATCTATTACATTTTGCGCAGCGGAAGATGTGTCATTGACGCCATTTGATTACATCGGTAGCCAAATATCTATTCCTGATTGCAAAGGTAAAGAATCACTGTTTGAAGCAGAAATGCACAGGTCGAAAGCAAATTTAGATTATGTCAAGTCTCGTCCAAATTCGAAATGCATATTGTTTCTCGACGAAATTTTCAATAGTACAAATCCGGTTGAAGGAATATCTGGGTCACATTCGGTGATTAAGAATATCGGAAAATGTAAAAACGTCGCGGTGTTTTTGACAACACATTACGATTATATATGTAATTTAAATGAAGGTAGATACTCACTTTACAAATTCGATTGTGAAATTGGAGAAAGACAGATTATGTACAATTACAAGATCAAGAATGGCATTAGTAAGCAGTTAATCGCCTTAGATATTTTGCGACTGAATGGGTTCGACGACGACGTCATAAAGGACGCTCAGAGAATCAAAGATTCACTTCTTCAAAGTCCAATTCTTCAGAGGCAGTGACTGCATCAGGTACCAGCTTTTCCTCCACCTTTTGTAGCCAGCGGTCTTCCAAACTGTCGAAAGTTAACGAATCGTATCCTTTTTTATTCAAGGTTGAAATTGCGTCGTAACTATTTTTAAATCCGATTACTCTCAACTTTTTTATCACTTTCGATTCTACATCTTCTTTACTGGGTACAATCTTCGCTTCAATAACTTTCGCGTGATTCTTATTCTCTCGATACAATGTGAATAAGAAGGTGTCCTCAGTCATCTTTTCGAATTCATATATTTTGAACTTTTTCGCCTGTATTTGTTTAAATTTCGTCAAGGTGTTTATCCAATTCAAAACTCTTGTCTCAAGTGGCAAATCTATACTTCCCTCGTCGTTCAATTTTTCAGGCAAACTTTCCTTGAAAACTCGATTGAAGTACTTGTCATCAAATTCAGATTTGTCATCATTCTTCTTATATTTGAAAGGGTTTGAAGTCATGTAATGTGAATCACAAATTGGTTTTTCATAAGCCCCTGGCACAAAACTCTCACAAAGGCGACACGTTTGCGAATATCTAAGTATAACCAATATTAACATCAAAATAATTAAAAGTAATTTCAGATAAAGACTCATTATATATCAGTGATATAAAAAATAGATTTTCTAAATTGTATCACAACAATCCTTTCCCAGCCTCTAAACTCCGTATGAATAGCTCAAACTTGGTTTTGTAACTTGTATTTCCGGCTTTCAATATTTGGAATATACAGCATTTTGGTTTAAATGTATTTTTCGAATCCACCATCGCCTTGATTTTATCTTTTGGGGGTGCCCGATCTCTTACATTCCTCCATTCAAGTTGTCCATGAGCCAGCTCATATAAAATGTAGTATGCGCTCCACAGATCATCCATCTTGCAAATTTTACGTTCAGCATTGGCAGTATTCATATTCATGTTCAATGAACCGTATATTGATGTATATTTCTTTCTTGTAAAGGTGATAGAGTTCCCTTGCAACTTCAAAGATTCACCGAAATCGACAATATACAGTTTATTTCCTTTTAAAGTAATATTGGCTGGTTTGAGATCCATATGTAAAATATTACCATCATGTATGCCTTTGAGAACTTCCAGCAGTTGTATACCGAGTTCGTGTACGTTTGCAGGTAATTTCGCCCCCTTCGCCAGAAACTTGTCATACAGATTACATCCGGCGTTCTCCATTAGAAGCGCCCCGGAGTCTTTTAGCCACCAGGACTTGGGAATACCATCCACCCCCGTGAGATGTTTGTTAATCTCAATCTCTTTCTGCATTCCAGCATCTTTCTTAAAGTATTTGATGGCAACTTCTTCGTGAGGGTGAAACCCCATTTCAGAGTCCACATTAATATGCACGAGCCGCCCCTGGACAGCTACCTTTTTCGTCCCTGGAATGAACATGGCAGAATACACACACCCGGCATTTCCTTCTCCAAGTTTGGCGTCTATGATGAATCTTTCATTCCGCAATTGGACAATGTCGAATTTTTCCAAGTGTTCTTTTTCGTTGTTTGTAATTTCCCCTTTGTATTTGCATAAGCCGGCCAGTACATTATTTGCCAGGAAAGAATCTTGTTCCACCCTTTTGCGTTTTCGGGAGAGCGCTTCTTCTCCTTCTTTCACCGTTCGCTCTCTACAACCCAGATATTCGTCACGCCTACGCAATTCTTCGTTATATCTGTCCAGATTCATGCGGTCTGATACCAGCTCTTCGCGACACTGTGCCCATCTTGCCAGATCTTCGTGACACCTTGCCAGATCGTCGCGACACCTTGCCAGATCGCCGCGACACCTTTCCAGATCTTCGCGGCATCTTACCGGGTCTTCGAGATGGCCTCGCTCGCCTGCTCCCCTGGCAATGCGCACGTTTGGGTTTCTAAACTGATCTTCCGGTCCGTGGGGTCGGGGTCGTGGTACATGCGACCATATTCGCCTTACTGGTATGTTAGGCATCTTCAAAGTGAAGTCGGACTCTAGGGTTCACTTCGTTTGTAGTGTGTGTGTGTTTTGTTTGAAAAAACGTTTCATCTCAATTTCGGCGACTTTCAAATTTTCGGTCATTTTTTTGTTTACTTCTGCGAAAGTTATTATGAAGCTCTCCGAAAGTTACAATTGACATATATTTCTGGAGTCAAAAATGGCAATTTTGAAAACCTTTCTTCGTCGTGAAAAAAAAAACTAAAATACTTTTCGAAAAAAAATGGCTTGTGCTTTTTTTTTCATGTGGTGGTGGTGGAAATATTTCATCGAGTTGTTAAATAATTAAAAATAGAGTTGATAATAATACAATAAGTAAAAAACGAGTCGTTGATAAAAAAACGAGTAGAGAAAAAGAGTTGTTAATAATAATAAAAAGAGTTGTCAAATAGATGACTTTATGTAAATAGATAGCTTTGAGAACTTGCGTAAACAGTTTAAAGATTATTTTCTAAAGGTAGTTCAAAGGCTTATAAATGTATACTTGTGAAACTTGTGGTTTCGAGACAGGTCGTTTAGCCAATTTCAAAAGACATGTGAACCGGAAAAATCCGTGTAAAGTGATCGAAAATGTCAACCCTAATGTCAACCTAAACGGTGGAAATGTCAACCCAATCGGTGGAAATGTCAACCTAAACGGTGGAAATGTCAACCCAAATGTCAACCATGTCAACCCAAATGTCAACCATGTCAACCCAAACCTTGGTTCTATCAATTCATATTTACAAGTCAATTCAATTGCGAATGCAACTTCTAAATATTCATGTGAAAATTGTGGTAAATTTTTTACCACTCGACAAGCAAAGTCAAGACACAAGAAGAATGTCAATTGTAAGCCTCCTCCTGTAGTTTGTCAACCGGTTGTTGTCGAAACACAAATCCATCAGTCTCCAGAAGCAACAGACGATATCACAACATGCCCGTATTGTGAGATTACATTCTCTCGTGTGGATAGCCTAAAAAGACACATGGTCAAGTGCCAACTGAAGCATTCTGGAGGGAATATCAATACCACGAATAATAACAACACGACTAACAACAATAACACTAATTGCCACAATACGATAAACAATTATACAATAAACTATAACTCGTATGACAAGCCCTGTATTGAACATGTAACTAAAGAACAGGTAAAAGACCTTTATCTTGGTAATAACAGGGATTTGAAGAAACTCATTCATGCCGGGGTATGTGAGATATGGAAAAAGAAAGAGAACAATTCGTTCAAGTTGCCTTTCCGAGAAAACACGAAAGTCAAAGTACCGAAGAAGTGTTTTCGAGACAATGAGCCTATAGAAGTTTTTTCTGACGGGGAAGAACGACTATTTCCGGCGGACCATGTAGTCGAAGTCGTGTTACAGAAGGCGGCAGAAGTGTGTGAATCTATTCTACGACAACATCACAACGAGGAGACCATTCCGGGGAGAGGGGTTTTGAAACACGCGAACGTCCTTGAAGAGCTCGCATGCAACTTCCGAGAAGTCTGGGACGATGACAAGGTTTTTCGATCGGGGTATAAGCCGTTTGTGCGTACCGCGTTGTTAGAGTGTATGCGCGACAAAGAGGAAGAAGCAGAAGAAAACGAAACAGAAGGTCAAGAGTCATGACCGCATTTTCCCCCGCAAGGCTTCATGGTCTTCCGTGAAAACAAAAGTCAACTCATTTTTGAATATTTTTCTATTTTTGGTCCCATCTGATAAATAGAACCCGTATCTCCCGTAATTTAAAGTTATTCCGTCCCCGATGGCGAGAGGCAGAGCTGTCAACAGTTTGACATCCCTTTCCTTTATATCGTCGATGGATTTTTTGGTGTCGAGCAAATACTGTTTCAGAGAAATAAATGTTTTTCCCTCTTGGATCACTGGACCGAATTTGGCTTTTCTTACAGTGAATTCTTTACCGTCTACTTTGAATATGACAGGTTTACTTTCATCCGCGACTATTTTCTCGGAAACTTTTGAGTGCTTCATGTATTCCGCCACAAATGGTTGATAAAATGTATGCATCACGTTTCCCAGAATCTTCCTACCGGAAGCGATGGCGTCAAGATCCGTTTCCATCAACGCGGTGAATTTAGTGTTGATAATTCCGGAAAACCGTTTGACAAGAAAGTCATTGACCTTCATACCCGTCTCCGTCGGGGTGATGACACTTCTCTCCTCGAAGAAAGGCCTTGATTTGGCGTTCTTTTTTATATTTTTCGACTTACAGTTTAGCTGATATTCAATGTATTGTTTATGCTCTCCTTCGACGTTTCTTTTTTCGATGAATTGCCTCTCAAAAAGTTTCGCCAATATCGACGAGTATGTCGAGGGTCTACCGATACCTTCTTTCTCGAGCATCCTGATTACCTTGGGTTCGTTGAGTCTCGAAGGAGGGGTTTTCCATGTTGTTTTAGCGATAGCTGTCACAGATTTGGGGGAATCGTTTTGTTTTTTTATGGATTGTAAAACGTCTTTCAATCCTTTATTGCTGCTGATGCCGTAAACCTCTTTGAATCCCGGTTGGATCAAAACGGACGTTTTCCCTATAAAACATGTTTTGTTGTCGATGGAGTGATGTATATTAACATTAAGCTCTTCAAACGATGCAGGCTGCATCAGAGATGCAACAGCTCGATTGAAAATTAGCGCGTACAACTTTTTCTGATCGTTTGTCATCGACGACCTTTCAATTTGACCGGGTGATAAAATCTTGGCTGGGCGAATGGCTTCGTGAGCTTCCTGTGCGTTTTTAGCTTTTGATTTTGTATTCCTGTCTACGAAAGGCGATTTGAAATGGCTAATTATGTACTCTTTCAATTTTTCCTTCGCCTCAGTTGACAACAGGGTACTATCAGTACGCATGTAAGTTATTTTACCGCTCTCGTATAATTCTTGAGCAATTTTCATGGTGTGCTTCGAAGAAAACCCAAGTTTCGTGTAAGCCTCCTGTTGTAAGGTCGATGTTATAAACGGCGGCGGCGGGCTTTCTGATCGCACGAGTATTTTTGCGTCACTCAGGGTGAACACGGCTTTCAACATTTTCTTCATAAAATCCATCACATATTGATCAGAATCGATATGTATTATTATTCCTCCGTCTTTAGAACATAATTTACATTCATTTATACCAATTTTCCCCATGACAAAATCTGTTACGAATGTAAAGTATGAAGACGTTTTAAATTCTAATGCCTTTCTCTCGATATCACATATCATGGATAACAAGACGCTTTGGACACGTCCAGCGGTCATCAATCCTGAGCCTTTAAAGTTTTTCCACAGTAATTGTGTCAACTTGAACCCGATTAAGCGATCCAATATCCGTCGTCCTTGTTGCGCGTCAACCAAATGATAATCGATGTCTCGTGGATTAGCAACAGCCACTTTCAATGCAGCTTCGGTTATCTCATTGAAAGAGATTCGTTTGTAATTTTTCAATCTATACATTTCCTTCAAGTGCCAAGCTATCGCTTCACCCTCTCGATCTAAATCGGAGGCAAGCCAGATGACTTTAGAATTCCTTATTTTTTGTCCCAGGTTATCGATAACTTTCGCTTTCCCAGATATCTTCTCGTAATGAGCCACCCATTTTTGAACATCTATTCCCGAATCTGTCCCCGGTTTATTTTTCACCAAATCTCTGAGATGACCAGAGGACGCGACAACTTCAAATCTGCCGAATTTTTTAACTACATCCGGCTTATTCAGATACTTACTGATTGTTTTACATTTGGTTGCAGACTCTACTATTACCAAGTTATCCATTGATTTGACACCAGGAATTATTTTTAGATTACCCGACGCAGAATTGACATTTAAATTTGGGATAAAAAAATCAGTAGTACTGTGCGAAATTGCTATGCCTCGTTCCATTACCTTCTTTGTATGACCCTCCGTCCACCTTATACAACCAATTGGCATAATCGTCTTGCTTATTAGGGATTTGTGTATTGGGCATAGTGAAAAATTGTCTGTAACTTGTTTTCCTGTCGAATACATCATCGATCTCTCGATACGTTTGATCGTGAAAGAAAGCATCATTCATCTTTGTCTTCACAATGTTGTCGTCCACGTCACATGCCTCCGGCCTATCGGGATTTTCAGAGTATTCATGCATGAGCACGTTCATGAACGGGTTCTGCTTTTTCGGTTTTGTACAGTCGATCGTTTCAACCGTATCGACAGAGTCGCCTTTTTCGTTTTTATTGAAAGCTTTATATTCCGAGTATAATTCTCGTTTCGACAAGTAATACATCGCAGTTATTAACATCGTGCATGCAGTCACGGTGAAAATGCTAGAGTCGTTGAAAATCAAATAATGAATGATACTCACATACAAAGCCAGGCGCACGATGCTATTAAGTTTCTCATTCAAATTCATGGAGTCAGTTGGGACGAATTTGTCGTAATCTGATAAAAATCCAAATATATCTTTATACCAAATTCCTGCGCTCATTGATATATTCCAAGAAAAAAAAATGCGATTTTTCACAAAATCTAAAAATTCTGATGAAATTATGATCAAATGGCATGATTCAACACAGCCCAACCCACGCCGCCACAATCCGCTCGCACATCTGCAAGATGGCAAGAACTAAGCAAACCGCGCGGAAGTCTACCGGGGGGAAAGCCCCGCGTAAGCAGCTTGCCACGAAAGTTGCACGCATGAAAGCCAGACCCCAAGCAGGTGGCGTAAAGAAACCTCATCGCTACAGGCCCGGCACAGTAGCGCTCCGAGAGATCCGCAAGTACCAGAGGTCGACCGAACTTCTCATCCGCAAGCTTCCTTTCCAGCGCCTTGTTCGCGAGATCGCTCAAGACTTCAAGACAGACATGAGATTCCAATCGCATGCTTTACTTGCTCTTCAAGAAGCTTCTGAAGCCTACTTAATTGGTCTTTTCGAGGACACGAACCTATGTGCCATTCACGCCAAGCGAGTCACGATCATGCCTAAGGACATCCAATTGGCGAGACGCATCCGTCACGAGAGATGAAATGACGATGACGATGAATTTCGCGGTGGGATATTTATTCATTCATCGTCATCGTCATCGGTAGTGAACGCATCATATTCACTTTCATCTGAGCTTTCTTCGAGTTGTAGCTTACGTTGATAGGCTATATTCTGTAATTTAACCTCTTCCTCGAAATCACTCTGTTTTATTTTTTTACCTTCAAGTTCTTCGTCTGACTCAACATATTCGAAAGACGATTTCATAAATCCTTGATAATCCGGATCGTAGTTTGGATTCAAGCTGTACTCCAACTCTCTTTCGTTAAGCTTCTGTGCTGCAAGCATTTTCAACGACAACATAAAATGTAGATCGATGCCTTTGAAATCATACAGTTGTCTGTCAGATTTACGTTCGAACCGGAAATGCAGCCTGGACAATTTCCCTATCGGGTGAAACTCTTTATATTTTACCGAGAAGAACTCATTCTTATTGCCAGCATACCCGGACTTTACATCGATCGTAAACAAAGCCAGCCCTGGAGACACGTCATTCGCGTCATAACTTCCTCGAGAATGATTCTCTATCTCTGGACACCTTAAAATAACATAGTTTTCGGTTACCATGTTAATGATTCCAGGCGGTACAATCTTAAATTGCACATCATATAACGTACTGTTTACGGTATAATCTGATACCGAATCATCATTCTTAAAAGCCTCGATTAAATCAATTCTCCGTGCGTCTGCTATGTTGTCATTCTTCACGTGATATACTTGGTAACTTACATTTAATACCCTCATGAAGTTCATCGGATTTAAGTTTCTCATCAAATATTTCGAGGCGTCGAATTCTATGAAATAATCCTGATTCTCGTCAACGTTGTAATTTACCTCCAGTAAGAATTCTTGTTTGATTGTTGAATGTGATGATTTAAAGTACAACATATTCTTCCCGATTGGTGCATTTGGAATCTCTTTTACCTTTATCTTGAATTGATTCAGAAATACAGATACTCTTGTCGAGTCTGTGAAAAATTTAACCGCTGTATCTTCATCTTCTCCGGATAAATCTTCGGTTACATGAACTGGATCTTTATCATCAAAGTTATAATTAGAGATCCTAGAGGCATATGTATGGTCCGCATCGAGCGATAGTAAATATTCCCCGTTCGGCATTAAGAATGTGTATTTAACCTCAACAGAATGTTTGCGTTCTTGCAAATCCGTAACAACTATTTTGATTTTTCCGTCGAAGCAGAAAAGTGAATGTAATTTAGTCAGGTCATATTCTTGTTGATTTACCTTAATTGTTTCTATTAACAGACAACAGTTGAAATGAATGAATGGTAACTGTAATTCCAATTCTGCAATTCCGCCTTCTTCTTGTCCATCTGATGTAAAAAAGTCGCTAGAATCGATTTCAACGTTATATACATGAGAAGCCAACTTCTTTCTATCAATTATCGTTTCACCTGAGGAAAGTGGATATAAATACTGCTTCGCTCGCTTGAGATAATTTAACGTATCGTAAGTGCCGTCTGACTCCGACGCGTGAAGATTAAAACCCAATATTGGTTTTAGGGGGCTTTTGAATACGCGATTATCCATAATAAACGGACTCAACGTCGACTCTAACTTCAGGAAGCCTTTTGTTGCTATATCCGCGTCAGCTTCCAAAGCGAGACTATCCGCCTCTACATTGAATGTTACGTCACTTTCACGGAATAGTGTTGTAAGTGCAGATAACAACTTTTCTGCTGCGTTGAAATCATTTGGTAAAAGAATTTTGTCTCTAAATTCATTAGAAACTACCTGGTTGTTGTTGTCGTCAGTACTATATTCGTACGACCACAAGTTCAATTTGTTATTATGATCATCGACCGTAAATGTCGTACGAGGGATCGCTGCATTCAATACTTCGACCCCTATCACATTTTTGAATGGCTCGGGAAATTCAATTACAAATTCGCTAGGGGTTCGGTATACCTTCTTGTCGCGCTTACTAGAATCAATCAGTAACACGATATTTTCTTTTGTGGAGTGTTTATACAGATAATGAATATCGTCGATAGTCATCTATCCTAACTAAATTACATATATGTTTTTTTCAAAACCAATGTGGCGCGCAAAAAAAATCTAAAAAATCAGCCTCTTCCTGTTCCGACCCCGTTTTCATCAGCCACGACGAACTTGCAAGTGTTTTGATCACATACTTGTACATACTTTTCAGCCAGCATCGTCGTGGGTGTTTTTTCTCCTTTTTTTAAACACGTCGAGCAAACAAATTTTTCCTCGACCGATTTCATGATTTGAGAGGCGTTGTTCATCAAAAACATTCTCTCGTCATAACTTGCCATAGGCGTGAGTTTCTGACATTTACCACTGTAATCTGTAAAAGCTCTCCCGTCTGCCATTCTGTTGTATTCACAGAGGTCGACGTAGTTTTTTTCTTCTTCAGATTTTGGTCTTTTTCCACATTCTTTACACTCGGCCATTTTTATATTTATCAGACATTTTTTTTCAAACATGTAATTTCAGTCTTGGTTTAAAATATATTTGTTGAACGACTTGCGTGTTTTCCCTTATAACGCGCTCCACAAAATCGTATAACATATCGAGTTGCATCTTATTCTTCGCTCCGTTTATCGTTACAGCCCCACTTTGAAAAAAAGCCACAGTTATCCGCTTGCAGTGTGTTTTCGTCCCTTTACCGCTGCACCTTAGTTCACAATTACATTTGCCGTTATACGAATCATCAGATATGAAATATGACAGTTTTACTCCTTGATATATGCACGGCTCGTACGTGCAAGCGTATCCCGCGTCCAATAAAACTTTGTGCAGAGCATTCCTATTTATATTGAACAAAACTTTGAAATCGCAATTCATTAAGCATATCTTCAGTCCCGAGTTGTTGATACCATCAACGTTTTCAGCAATTTTGTTCCCCATATTCTCCAAATCCTTGACTACCTTTATCAATTCGTCGACTATTTCGCTTCCTGCGGCAACGTCCTTTACACCGGTCATCTGAACATTTCCATTTTTGAATAACTTTACATTGTATTTCACTCCTCCTTTGTGAAACACGAATGTCATCTGATTATCAAAACGCTTCCGAACAGCGGATTTATTTATCATGTTGCGCTTCGGTTTTCTCCCAGATTCACCTTTTGAATTGGTTTCCGTTTTGCTCGCACCATACTCTACATATTTCAGATACGGATTGATTCCAATTTCAATGCTTTCAAACAGAGTTGATAAATTCACACATGATTTAATCGATCCTGTTGCTGTAATTGTAGAAACACGATACGAAGTTAATGAAAACGGTTTTAGGGGTAACTGATCCATAATTTATATATTACATGCAAACTCTTAAGTGGTTTTTTTCATCCGACAATCGCTTCATTCGAAATTGTGATGATAATCTGAATTATGCACAACACATAATAGATAACCTAAGTCGCATCTTCGTCACAACTACTATACTAGACCTACTGCACCGAACTGACCAATGCCGCCCAAGAAGAAATCAAGGTATGAGCGTGCATCCGATGTCAACGAAGACGAGTTATGGCCGGAGATGCGTAAGCAGAATGACATGATATACAAAGCATTATGCAGTATCAATGACAAACTACTGCAAATACAAAACGATAACAACCGACACAAGCTCGCGCAACATATGCTGCTTTCGCAGGCCGCCGGGGGTCTTGCGCAGCAGACCGGGAAGCTTGTTGGAAAAAGAACGCGTGAAGATGAAGACGATGATGGCGATGCGGGCGATGCGGGCGATGCGGACGATGATGAAACAGCGGGAGATTCCGAAGTACCATCCCCCAAAAGAAAAGAAACCCTAACGCAAGATGCTGCGAAGCAAAGGGTAAGTCATCAGAAAAAAGGGTATAAATCACCACGTAAGGCAACGGTTAAGACGTCCGTGTTGCCGCCTTCTCGAGGCAGACACGACGCCGTCAAAAGCCCCCCATTCCCTTTCGCTGATGGTTTTCATGAGTGAGTAGAAATTTAAATTTTAAATTTTAAATTTAAATTTAAATTCAAAAGTACAATTAAGTTTTACCACTCTCCGAGATTGTCTGCAAACGAGTTGAAAGCACAAACCTCCTCTTTTTTTGATACATCGGATTTACTGCATATTATACCATTTACTTTCACAAATCCATCTCCGACGGTCTGTAAATTATTCCCGGCACGGTGAGAGCCCACATTTTGATGGTTCGCCCCAGGTGTATCTATTTGCTGATTAAAGTCGTAAGCGTCCGCTTTCACGGGAAAGTCCCTGTATTCTACTCCGGGTTTGAACTTCTCACCAGTGTAATGTCCACCATTAACACTTGGTTCCGGGGCTTTTACATATCCAGTAGCTCCAAATTCATACGTCTCATGTTTTTGTATCGAATTGTAAGGCGTAATCTTGTATGTCATATTATATATTAAGATAGGATATATTTTTTAAAATCAAAACAGGTCGATGGTCTCGTTTATCACTTTACAAGCCATCGAATCATCGTATGTTTTTGATCGATTTACGTTGAAAAAAATCTGTCTGTGTCGGTCACCTCTGAAATTATCTGAAATTTGAAAATTGAGATATACGGATTGATTCAACTTAAACGTGAATCTTTGATTATGAACTATGTCATGTATCATTTCATTCGACGGAAATGCAAAGACTGATTTGTTTTTCTTGTCATAACTTACTTTCAGAAAATCGAGATTATTCTTAGAAAAATGAGCGCAATTATCGATAATCATCTCTTGAACATACTCGTTGCCGTCATCAGATATATGCTCTAAACTGCCGTTTGAAGTGTTCATACTTGATTTCTTGAAATACTTTCGCTTTTGCCTCATCTTCTCAAACACTTTTTTGAATTTTTCATCGCTCAAATTTACTAAGTACCTGGAACTTGGAACAATGTCACGAGTTTTTAAAACATAAATTTCAGCGTGATTTATATTTTCATCCATAAGTGGACCCTTCATCATTTGTATTTTACATTAAAACTTGCCTTCCTTTTAAGTGGATTTTATGATTATCAACTTGTCGTAAATAAACCAATATATAGCAAGTCCAAGTGTCAAATATATACTCTGTTCCACGTACGCACTCACGCTGCTCGATGTTCCGTCTTTCGAATACAACATAACGTGATATGTCACCAGAATTAACATATATTTTATTACATCTTGTATAAATTGTCGCAGTTCTTTCGGAACTTCTATTACATACTTTACTCCATCGAAAATGAGCATCATAAATTGAAGTATATAACAAAAATTATTTGTTCAAACTCACGCACCACCCTCAAAAGGGTCGAATTTGTCAACAGCGTGCACCAAGTCCTCAGAAGTTGTATTTCCTGGGCTGTCTTTCTTCTCTTTCTTCTCCTTCTTCTCTTTCTTCTCCTTCTTTTCCTTCTTTTCCTTCTTTTCCTTCTTCTCTTTCTTTTCCTTCTTTTCTTCGTTTGGTTCTTCGTTCGGACTTGACAAGTCATCCGCAGTTCCGGCAACAGCTTCAACAGCAGCAGCAGATTCAGCCTTTTCGGCCGCGGCCTTTTCAGCAGCTTCAACAGCAGCGACAGCTTCAGCAGCGGCCTTTTCGGCGGCAGCCTTTTCGGCAGCTTTTTTCGCTTTCTTCGCCGCCGTCTTTTCGGCAGCGGCTCTTTCAAGAGCTGCGTGTTCATCTATTATTTTATCTGCGGCTTCTTTCTCCGCGGCCTCCATTTCTTCGGCAGCCCGTTTAGCGGCGGCCTTCTCTTCGGCAGCCCGTTTAGCTGCAGCCTTTTCGGCGGCAACCTTTTTGATTGCGGCAGCTTTTTCAGCCGCGGCCTTTTCAGCGGCAGCCTTTTCCTCAGCGGCGGCCTTTTCCTCAGCGGCGGCCTTTTCCTCAGCGGCGGCCTTTTCCTCAGCAGCGGCCTTTTCCTCAGCGGCGGCCTTTTCCT